CAGTAAACTTCATCCAACTCAACTTTGTTGCTGTTAGAACAGGTGTTGCGTTTGACGAAATCGTTGGCCGCTTCTAATAAATAAAGAGAGATAGGAGAATAACAAATGGCATTTAGCGTAAATCAATTCCGCTCTCAGATGACAGGTGACGGCGCTCGTCCAAACCTGTTTGAAGTTAGCATGCCATTTCCAGGATTCGCAAATCCTGGAGATGCACAACAAAAACTTACATTTATGTGTAAGACAGCACAGTTGCCTGGTTCAACAATTGGTACTGTACCTGTTCAATACTTTGGTCGTGAGATTAAATTTGCAGGCAACAGAACATTTGCAGACTGGTCAATTACAATCATCAACGATGAAGACTTCGTGGTTCGTAATGCGTTTGAAAGATGGATGAATGGCATGAATAGCCATTCGCTAAATATCCGTAATCCACTCGCACTTGCACCAGGTGGTTATACAGTTGATGCAGAAGTTCGCCAGTTTGGTAAGAAAGGCGATACACTAAAAAAATATAAATTCATTGGTGTATTTCCAACAGATATTTCCGCAATTGATGTTGATTGGGGTTCAAACGATACTATTGAAGAATTTACTGTTAACCTATCATATCAATGGTGGGAATCAGTAGAAGACGGTGTGGCTTAAGGAGAAGGACTTCGGTCCTTCTTCTATATTTTATAGGATGATTATTAATGGCGGTTAAGCTATTCGGGTTTACTCTCGGTAAAAAAGATATTGTTCAGGTTCAACCATCTGAACAACCTTCGTTCGCACTTCCAACGGAAGCAATGGACGATGGTGCAGTTACTATTACACAAAATGCCTATTACGGCACATATGTAGATTTAGAGGGTTCGGTTCGCAATGAAATCGAACTCATTACCCGCTATCGTGAAATGGCAAACCATCCCGAATTGGAGATGGCAATTGATGATATTGTCAATGAAGCTATTACACATGACGAATCTGGTAGAACAGTAGATATTGTTTTAGATAACCTACAACAACCAGAAACAATTAAAAAGAAAATTTCTGACGAGTTTGAAAACATCTTAAAGATGTTGAACTTTGGAAATTTAGCAGATGACCTTTTTAAGCGTTGGTATATTGACGGCAGAATTTACTACCATGTGGTAGTGGATGAATCAAAACCAAAAGAAGGCATACAAGAATTAAGATACGTTGACCCACGAAAGATTCGTAAGGTCCGTGAAATCAAAAAAGATAGAGACCCAAAAACAAACGCATTGATTATCAAATCAATTGCCGAGTATTATGTTTACAACGATAAGGGTCAAACAACTCAAACATATACCAGCAATGTAAACGCTGGTCTTCGTATTGCACCAGAATCAATTATCAATGTGAATTCTGGTTTAATGGATGCAAAAAATACTTTTGTAATTTCGTATCTACACAAAGCAATTAAACCACTTAATCAGTTGCGTATGATTGAAGATGCGGTCGTTATCTACCGTATTTCAAGAGCACCTGAACGCCGTATTTTCTATATTGACGTTGGTAACTTACCAAAAGGTAAAGCAGAACAATACTTGCGTGACATTATGGCAAAGTATCGTAACAAGATGGTTTATGATGCAAGTACCGGTGAGTTGCGTGATGACCGCAAACACATGTCGATGCTAGAAGACTTCTGGTTACCACGCCGAGAAGGTGGTAAAGGTACAGAGATTACTACACTTGCTGCAGGCCAAAACCTTGGTGAGTTGGAAGATGTTAAGTATTTCAGACAAAAATTACTACAATCTCTAAATGTGCCTATTAGCCGTTTAGAACCACAACAAGGTGGTATGATTGGTATTGGTAGAACGTCAGAAGTTACCCGTGATGAAGTCAAGTTTACAAAGTTTATTGTTAGACTTCGTAACAAGTTCTCACAGATTTTTGATAACGCTTTAAAAATTCAACTTGTTCTAAAAGGCATTTGTACTGCCGAAGAATGGGAAGATTTTAAAGAAGATATCTACTATAACTACAAAAAAGACAATAACTTTACTGAATTACGTGATGCAGAATTGTTGCGTGAAAGATTAGGTTTATTGCAAACTGTTGACCCTTATATTGGTCGTTACTACTCTATGGCATGGGTACAAAAGAATGTTCTTCAAATGGATGAAGATACCATTAAGAAAATGAAGAAAGATATTGCCAAAGAGGAAGAACAGGGCATTGGTGGTCCAACTATGCCACCTGAAATGCAACAGCAACAACAAGCCGATGCAGAAGCTAATCCTCCTGTAGATAACACGCAAGATGATGCGGCTAACGAATCATTGACACCACAACTTGATTCGGATGTAGAGCGTTATTCGGCATTACTAAATAAACGATAATTGGAGATTATAATGGAAACCTCAGAATTTATTGACAACTTAGCAGCAGGTAATGCTGCAGCTGCAAAAGAAGCTTTGAATGATATGCTTTCTGCTCGTGCTTTTGAAGCACTAGAAGCACGTAAAGTTGAATTAGCAAAAAATCTTTATAATGGCAAACAAGAAGAATCGGACATTGAAGTCCAAGATACGGAAGATACCGCAGTAGAGCAATGAAATTAACAGACAAGTTCAGACTATTTGTTGAAGAAGAAAAATCAGACTATTCTAAGTTTGATGTTTTAGTTCGTGCTGGTCTTGCCAATAAGGCACAAATGCAACGTATTCATAAGATATTGGATAAGATGCGTGAAGAAAGACCACAATTCAACAATGCTGATAAAATGATTCTACAAAATCTTTTCAATAAGATGGTAGATTTAATTTCAAACAACAAAACAATTAATCTTCAAGCACGCCGTGCTGTTAGAGAATCATTAGAAGAAGCCTCAGTTGAAGTTGATACCGCAGACTATAAATTAAGTCCTACTGGCAGAAAAGTAAGAGCTCATAAATTTAAAGTTGGTGAAAAAGTTGCCGAAGAATATATTGCTATTGAGGCAGAAGACCTCAATGAAGCAACTAACATGCCAATGGAACCTCCTGTTGTCTTAATGTTGAAGCGCAAGGCAGTTCGTTTATATCCAGATGGACAAAAAGTTGCCTTATATTACAACAAACAATTAGACAAACTATTTTCTGTACCATACGGTTTAGATTCTGTAGTTCAAGCTGAAGAAGTTGAATTGCAAGAATCAGTTATGGATACTTTACACAAGATTGTAAAAGAAAAACAAGCACAACCTGTTAAGTTTGCCTCTGGTCATTCCCGTAAAGTTGATGGATATACTGCATCAGCTATTACTCAGGTACATAAAGCATTGAATGACGAAAACAAAAAGAAGTTTTCAGATTTGGTTCATAAATCACCAGAACATTTTCAAAAGGCAGCTGCGTTTGCCTTTAAGCATGCCAAATGAAGTTTATTGGACTGATTATAGATAATAAGTTGATTGAGGCAAAAGAAGAACTTTTTGCTAGGTTAAATACTATTGCCGCAAAAAGACTTGAAGAAGCAAAGCGTTATGTTGCAGAAGATAGATTTGAAGAAGTTGAAGAACTAGACGAAGCTATCAAAAAACGTAACCTAAACATAGTTAAAATGGGTAGAATCCAAAAGATTCGCCGTAGAGTAAGACGTAATGCCAAAGGCCGTATTATTGTTCAGAAGAATGTAAAACGTTCTGGTATTAAAGGTTATAGAATTTCAGGTAACACCGTAAAAAGAATACCTGCAACAGCAAGAATGAAAAAGGCACGCTTGTTAAAGCGTTCATGGAAAACAACTAGAAGAGCTAAGTTACGCCGTACACTACTGAAAAGAAAAATGAGTATGCGTAGAAGAGCATCAATGGGAATAAAATAAAATGGCAATTACAACTGACATTACCAATACACTTCGTTCACGCTCTGTTATTAGAGTTGTGAATACTTCTGCTAATGATAACACAGTTATTACTTTAGCTAACTTATCGGCAAACAGTTCATTAGAGACTGTTACACAAGCTGCAATCACTCATGTTATTTCAACTTCAAATGCTGGTCGTTGGAAAATTTACAGAGGTAATGATGCAACTGGTGTTTTAATTATGACACTTGGCGATGGTGCTGATTTTCCATTGTCTCAATATGATATTGCAATAGCAAATACTCCTACTGCAAATATCTTTGTAACGAATACTGGCGCAGATGGCACATTAATTTTACAGATTACCAAAACTGCTACATATTCATCAGCGTTAACAGGATACTAAAATGAAACTCATTAGAGAACACATCGAATCTGTTAAGTATTTAACAGAGGCAACCGAATCAGGTAAAAAGAACCTTTACATTGAAGGTATTTACCTAGTAGGTGATGATGTAAACAAAAACAATCGTATGTACAAGATGAGCACACTTCGTAATGAAGTTGCTCGTTACGATAAAGAATACATCCAAACAAATCGTGCATTAGGTGAATTAGGACATCCTGATACACCAACAATTAACTTAGAGAGAGTGTCACATAAAATTGTTTCCCTTGTAGAAGATGGAAATACATTCCGT